AGCTGCGCCAAGTCCACGGCACGCTGTTCAAGGCTGCAATCAACGACGCTCTGAAGCGCGGCGCAGACACAATCTACCTTCCCTCGGCGGCAACGATTGCCGTTCCGCGTGGCGGTGTTCAGAACGCCAAAATGTTTGAGTCGATCTACGATCAGCAGATCGTCAGAGAAGCTTTGAAGCCGTTGTCTCAAATTCCTGGTGTCGAGATCAACCCTGTTGGGGTCAACGGGATGCTGGCTTACAACGAGATCACTTTCTCGCCGGAAGCGATAGAAATAATCCTGCGCGGTCGTGGTCAGCGCACTCCGGGATACGCCGAGGGCGGCGTGGTCGTTGCTCCTCGCGTTCCAGGCGGGAGCGAGGACAAAAGCGAAGAAGCTAAAGCCTGGTTGCTTTCAAGAATCGCAGCTTCCGCCAAAGGAGCTTTCGGCGAGCGGCCAGTCGGCTTTTCGCCAGAGCTGAAGCAGCAACTTGAAACGCCAGGACTTGTTGGCCTGTTCAACAAGTACGTGGTCAACCCGTCCGTGGCGGCGGGTGATGCGGCGTTGCGCGCCGTGCCAGCGATGTTTGCTGGCGCAGGCACAGCGGCAGGCGCGGCACACGACGAGCTCGCACCCAAGCTCCCGGATGTCGTGCGGCGCAATTTGGGCACCGGCGATCAACTGGCGCGAGATGTTGCAGCGTTGCCCGATGCGCTCATCCCTGAGCTCCGTGTCTTCGCGCCTGCTGTCAACGCAACGCGCGCTTCCGCCAGCTATGGCGTAACCAAGGTCGCCGACGACATCGCTGCGGCTTCTGCTCGCCGCGCCATCAACCGCGCAGCAGCGCAAGCGCCTGATGATTCGGCTTATGATGCGTTGCGCCAGCGCTATGAAGATGCTGGTGCCATGCAGTATGCCGTGAAGGACAAGGGTGGGAATTGGTTCAAAGGTTCAATTGAGAAGGCTGTTGCGCCGTTAAAAACACCCGCAACGGGTGAAACGCCAGCGCAACGCATCTCGCGCACCGAAGCTCTTTTGCAGGATCCGACCTTGTTGCCAGAAGGCAGGCCTATAGTTGAGCGCCACCTCGCTCGAGCGCAAGCCGACGCGGCGCTCGATCGTTGGATCGACACAAAGCTCACCAAATACATTCGCAACGAAATGGCCACACCCGAAGATCCCGTGCGCGCGCTCGCTGAAGGTGAAAAAGGCGTGTTGCATTATGATCCGTCGCCAGACCAAAACTTTGTTGTTGGCATTGCCAGGCGGTTCCGTAAACAAGTTGGCAAACCCGAAGAAAACCTGGGCGAATCAGATCTTGCTCGCCGTTGGGAGGACTGGTCAGATTCTTCAACAGAACCTTCGACGACGGGAATAGGCTTCTCGCCACCCCAAATTCATGAACACCTACGAAATAACTACATGGGCGACTACAGCAGTCGAAAGGCAAATGCAACCCTCGCAGATAATCCTTGGTTGGAAAACCTTCCGCCAGGAACCAATGTTTATCATATACCAGACGTCAGCGACTTAGGTTTCCGCCATCTTGTCGACGAGCTCGGGAACGCCGTCGACCCCACCAGCACCTTGCCTGCGCACCTGCGGCTTACCCCCGAAAAGCTCGACAACGTAACGACGCCGCAAGCTGTTGTGCTCGTCGACAAGATCAACAAGTACCGCGCCGCTGAAGCCGTCAAAGCAGAGCGCGCAGGCATGTTGGAAAACCTTGCTAATGCGCCGCGCTTGAAGGATGATGCGCTGCAACTGTCATTCGTCGAAAAGCCCGGCGGCACTTGGGTCGACCTTGCTGAAACAACGAGCGAAAAAGGGTTGAAGGGTTGCACGTCCATCGGCAAGGCTGCTGGTTGGTGCACAATGGAGGATTACAAGGCAAGGTCGTATGGTTCAGGCGACAGCCGCCTCACAGCGCTGCTAGACGCAGACGGTCGCCCGCACGTGCAGGTTCAGGCGGTTGAACCAGAAGTGCCTGATTTCAGTTCATATGATTACAAAAAAGCACTTTCTGGTGAAGACCGGGCGCGGTACAGAGAACTCGTCATGCAATGGCGGCGACGCAATCCGGATGCTGAAGTGTCGGTCAACGGATTGAGTGACGGCCAAGTCCTTCAAGCCTTGAAAGACGGTGGCGAAAAAGGTTTCGGGCCCGACATCTTAGAAATCAAGCCACCCGGCAACAGCTTCGACAGTTCCCGAGCAAAAACATACGCCAAACGTGATCCGCAATACAGGATCAAAATCACCGACTCGGTGGTCAACTTCCTCAACAAAGGTGATTGGGGCAAGGTCAATGGCCAGGAACTAGATCAATACAACATTGTTGATTTGAAAAATCCGCATTCAATGCAACATTATATAAAAGACATTTATGAAGATATAGACGATCGAAAGATCGCTGGTTTTGAGCTGACCAACGCGCTCGACAAGGCACCTCCTGAAATGCCGCGCTTCATGACGCGTGGGCAGTTCCTGAAGCTCCTGGAACCGGATGAACCGCAGAAGTTCGCCGAGGGCGGCTTGGTGACTTACGATCCGCACGCCATCAATCAACTCGCCAAACAAATCACGCAAGGCTTCGCTCAAGGCGGCTTGGTGACCTACGACCTCGGTGCGATCACGGCGCTCGCCAACAAATTCAAAGAGGATTTCCATGTCTGAACCTGACGCACAACCAGAAGGCGACCTGATAGAGCTAGAAGAGGAAGCCTCTGATGTTGAGGACACGGAAGATGGCGGCGCTTTAATTAAGCTGGATAACGAAAACGACGCCGAGCAACACCTGGCGCACTTCGCCAATATCGTTGACGAGGTTGATCCTGGCATGCTCAATGAGGCTGTTCAGGAGCTACTCGAAAAGATTGACAAGGACAAAGAAGCTCGCGAAAAGCGCGACAAGCAATATGAAGAAGGCTTGCGTCGCACAGGGCTCGGCGACGATGCGCCCGGCGGCGCGCAGTTCAGCGGCGCGAACAAGGTCGTGCACCCGATGTTGGTTGAAGCTTGCGTGGACTTCAGCGCGCGGTTCATGAAGGAGATTTTCCCTCCCACAGGTCCTGTTAAGTCTAAAATCTACGGCATCCAGGAAAAAGAAAAGGTCGACCGCGCGCGCCGCAAGACCGAGTTCATGAACTGGCAGGCCATCGAACAGATGTCTGAGTTCCGCTCTGAGCTTGAACAACTCAGCACACAGCTGCCGTTGGGCGGCGGTCAATATCTCAAGCTGATGTGGAATGCGCAGTGGAAGCGTCCCTGCAGCGAGTTCATTGCGATCGATGATATTTACTTGCCGTTCGCCGCCACCAATTTCTATTCCGCTGAACGCAAGACCCACGTGCAGTACGTCACGAAGATGGAATTCAACCGGCGCGTGAAGTCGGGGATGTACCGCGAGGTGGACGTCGGTCAACCTGGCGAGCTCGAGTTCAGCAAAGCCTCCAAAGCCAACGACAAGATCGAAGGTCGCAAAGACGTCGCCTACAACGAAGATGGTTTGCGCGCCGTGTTCGAGATCTACACGCACCTCGATTTTGATGATGGCGTAGAACCTTACATCCTCTCAATCGACAAGAGCTCCGGCAAAGCGTTGAGCTTGTATCGCAACTGGGAGCCTAAAGACGAGCAGCGCAAAGAGCTGGAGTGGATTGTTGAGTTCCCATTTGTGCCCTGGCGCGGCGCGTATCCCATTGGCCTGACGCACATGATCGGCGGGTTGAGCGGCGCGGCCACAGGCGCATTGCGCGCATTGTTGGATTCAGCGCACATCCAAAACATCCCGACGCTGTTGAAGCTCAAGGGTGGGCCCAACGGCCAGACGCTCAACTTGCAACCCACCGAGGTGGCGGAAATCGAAGGTGGCGCGCTCGTTGATGACATCCGCAAGCTCGTCATGCCCATGCCGTTCAATCCGCCCAGCGCAGTTTTGTTCCAGCTGTTGGGCTTTTTGGTCGATGCTGGCAAAGGTGTTGTCCAGACTTCGTTCGAAAAGCTCTCCGATCAGAGTGTAAACCAGCCTGTCGGCACGACCTTGGCGCTCATCGAGCAGGGCATGGTGGTTTTCAGCTCGATCCACTCGCGGCTGCACAACTCCATGGCGCGTGCGTTCAAGATCTTGCACCGCATCAACAGCGCTTACCTCACCGATGAACTGATTGAAGGTTACGATGCCGGGGTGGACATCAAGCCCGAAGACTTTGATGGTCCTTTGGATGTGTCGCCGGTCTCTGATCCGGCCATTTTCTCGGAAGCGCAGCGCTTTGCTAAAATTCAAGCGCTCATGCAGCGTGCGGCGATGGTGCCGAACATGTATGATCAACGCAAAATTGAGGAAATGTTCCTCGAAACGCTGAAAGTTCCTCAAAAAGATGTGCTCAAGTCTGAACCAGGCAAGGACGACGTCGATCCCGTCTCAGAAAACGTGGCTGCAACCATGGGCAGGCCTGTTTACGTGTTGCCGAAACAAGATCACATGGCTCACATCCAAACGCACGTAGCGTTTCTGAAGTCGCCGCTGTTCGGCATGAACCCGGCGATCACAAAAACGTACCTTTACCCCATCGCGTTGCATTTGCGTGACCATCTTTTGAATTACTACCTCACCGAAGCGCACGAAGCCGTGCAAAAAGCTGAAAATCAACAGCTTATTGGCGATGAAGCGCGTGAACAGGTCAAGGTCATCTTGAAAGTTCAGCAGTTCATCGAGCAACAGCTTGGCGGGTTTGCTAACGAGCTTGCGCAACTGACTCAAGCTGCAGAGCAGTTCAAGCCGCAGCCGCCGATGCCGCCCGACAACACCATGCAAGTGGCTCAACTTGCCGCGCAAGTCCAACAAGCCGCCATCCAGCAACGCGCTCAGAGCGATCAGGCGCGCATCGCTCAACAAGCCCAGACCGAAGGCCAAAAGCTGTCCGAAAATCAAGTCGAGCGCGACGAACGCTTGCGTCAAGAGCAGCTGCGGCAGACGTCGGAAAACGAACGCACCGCCGCAGAGATTGCTGCGCGCGAGCGTATGAATACAGCTGACAACGACACCGCAATGCGCCTCGCTACCGCAGAAATCGTCACCGGCGAGAAATTTTCAGTTTCCACCGGCGGCGGAATAAACCCAGGAACCCGTTAACAACAAGGAGCTAGACTATGAGCGACAAACCCAAGGCCAGCACGGTCGAACTGAAAAATGATTCGTTGGTCAAACAGCACACTCGCATGGCAGCTGGCGAAAAGATCAACGGCCAAAAGCTCCCCACCAATCCTAAGATGGCTAAGACCCCGGCGTGACCGTAGATAAGCTTTTCAATCGCCTCAAAGCCGACCAGCAGTCGTTCGCGCTGGACGCTTTGCGGCGACCTCAAGCTCGCGATGCTTTTGAATATGGGTATCGTGTTGGTGTGGTCGCAGGTTATGAAACCGCGATCAATTTAATCTTGCAACTTTTGAAAGAGGAGGAAGAGAGTGGCTCAAACTTATGAGGACGCAATCGCGGAGGCTTTCCCGGCAGTAGCTGCCGGAATTCAGCCTTTCGGTAGCCGCGTTCTGGTTCAAATCCGTACACCCAAGCGTAAAACTGCAGGCGGCATAATTCTTGACACTGGGACGCGTGACACAGAAAAGTGGAACACCCAGGTCGCGAAAGTCATATCGCACGGTCCTGTTGCTTACCGCAATCGCAACAATCTTGAGCCTTGGCCAGAAGGCTCTTGGGCGCATCCGGGCGAGTTTGTCCGCGTGCCAAAATATGGCGGCGATCGTTGGGAGGTTGCCATCAACAACAATGACGCTGCGTTGTTTGTGATTTTCAACGATCTAGACATAATCGGCAAAGTGCAAGGCGATCCGTTAGCGATACGCGCATTCATCTGAAAGGAGATGATCCATGGCTGAATTAATCAAAGAAGACGACGACAAAAAAGAAGAAATTGTAATTATCGAGGACGAAAAGAAGGTCGACCCAACCGAAGCAACCGGCGTCGAAGACGACAGCAAACCTCAGACCGAAAACGACGAGGAGGGTGACGAAGAAGACGAAAAGGAACGCGAAGCAATTCGTGAGCGTCGTCGCGCAGAAAAACAAGAACGCAAACATCGTCGCGAAGGTGCAATGAAGCGCGACAAGACTGAGCTTGATTTTCTGCGCAGTCGCAACGATGACTTAGAGCGTCGTCTTTCAACTCAAGAGCAGCGCGCTCATCAGGTTGATTTGAACGGATTCGACGCTCAAATCCACAACGCCAATCAAGACGTAGCGCTGGCCGAGAAGGTCATCGCCAAAGCCGTTGAAGCAGGCAATGGCGAGGACGTAACGCAAGCCATGCGTTACCGCGACCAAGCCATGCAGCGCGCGCAACAGCTGGCTTGGCAAAAACAACAAGCTGCTCAGCAAAAGCCGCGGCAGAATCAAATTGATGACATGACCATGTCACACGCCAAAGAGTTTCTTGAAGAAAACTCTTGGTATGACTCTCAAGGTCGCGACGAAGAAAGCGCAATCGTGCTTGCTGTCGACCAGGCGATGGCCAAGGAAGGCTTCGATCCGCGCACCGAAGATTATTGGATCGAATTGCGTCGCCGTGCAGCCAAGCGGTTGCCTGATCGATTTGAAAGGAACACGACGCAGAAGCGCGAAGCGCGCGGCGGTCCTGCGGTTGGTTCTGGTCGTGAACACGCCCCGGCAAGCACGCGCAGAGAGATTTACCTCTCTCCAGACCGGAAAGAAGCCTTAGTCGACGCGGGTGTTTGGGATGATCCTATTCTGCGCATGAAATACGTGAAGCGTTACGCAGAATATGATCGCCAGAATAAGAAGTGATCGAAACACTTGCTTTTTGATTTTGTTTGTTTCTATAATTGAACATATCGCTGAAGGGAGCGAGTAATGACCGACGAACGCTTGAAGAAATCCGCTGGAGAAAATCGCAGCAGCCGCGCGATGACAGATCGTGCTGTAACTGAAAACCGCGAGATCACCGAAAATGAGCGGGTTGAAATGTTCCGTCAACAGTTTTTTCAGTCCTCTTTACCGGACTTGCCTAAGATTCCCGGCTGGCACATGTGCTGGCTGACCACCACCAACCCGCGCGATTCTGTTCAAATGCGGATTCGCCTTGGGTACGAACCTGTGAAGCCGGAAGACGTTCCCGGCTGGGAGTATGCC